TCGCGTTGCGCAGCCAAATCCGCGTACATCTCACCGAGAGCAATGGCACGGTCCTCCTCGCTCTCACCAGCCGCCTCCAACTGCTTACGAAGCACCCACACCTCCTGATTGGTGCGCTGCGCATAATCCACAATGGCCTGATCCAGTTGTGCGCCACCAGTGATTTCCGAACCCTCAAACCCGGGGGGCGGGCGGCGGCCAGCGGCTTTGGCCGCTTTCTCGATGTCTTCTGCCGACTCTTTGGCCTCATTCCCCAATGAGGCTATGGCTTTCTCGATCTGTTCGATGTTGGGCCGTTGCCGCATCAATTCCTCGTCACTCATGTCGGCCGCTCGTTGGCGTGCCTCATCGCGGGTGATCGGCGAACCCTGCGCATGCGATCTGTCGATCAGCATTTCCTCGACCGCACGGCGGCCTACCTCGCGCTGTATCCCGAGAGGGACATCGCGCTCGCTAAACCGGAACTCCAGCGTTGGACGTGGTGCCATTGGCATCAGATTGCGCTCCATCCAAGTGCCTTTGCGAACGCGCTCACCAGCCTCCTGAAGCATCCGCTGCCTCTCGCGCATGGTTTCGGTGGGCACCGATACGTCGTAACCCACATCGCGCATCCGCTCCAGGCGCGTGATAAGCGAATCAAGTGCCTCTCCTGCCTGCTCCGCTGCTCGCTGGAAGCGTTCAGTATGATCGCGTATGGCCCCGACCGCAGCGCCGATAGCCGCCGCAACTAACGCCATCTCCAACATGCCTACGACAAGCCCAGAGAAGCGTGTCGCCAGACCTTTAAGCGCCCCACCCACCCCGCCGATGCTGTTCTTCAGGCGCCCCCATGCGTCGCGCATTCCGGCCCAAGCCTTGCGGTGCCCCTCCTGCAGATAGCGGAGGGTGCGCACTCCTAAGCTGCGTTCTCGGTTTACACTCGAGAGAGCCTTCTCCGCGCCCCCCAAGTCGCGCCGTGCGTCGAGCCACTCTCGTCGGACATCCCGATATGCTGCCCTTTCCGCGTCGCGTCGCTCCAATGAGGCATCCGTCATATATCGCTCTGCTTGAGCACTGGCCTCGGCAGCAGATTGCCGCCGCGCCTCCATCTCCTGCTCCAGAATGGCGATGTGCCGACGCTGTTTAGCCACGGTTGCTTCTGCGGCTTTCACGCCATCAAGCGCATCGACCGCTTTGTCCGCGGCGGGGGACATCTCCTCCATGATCGCACGTATGTTGTCGAGTTCGGGGATGTCCAACTTGCGATCGTCAAAGTGCCGGCCGCGTTCATCGCCAGCGCGTCTCGCCCACTCATCGGCCTGGTGTGATAGATCGTCGAGATGCTCATTCAGCAGTTTCAGCGTCTGAGCCTGTTCCCGCGTCCTTCGCTCGGCAGTCGCGTGATCGTACTGAGCGATCTTCTTCTCGAGGTCGATGATCCTGGCACGCACCTGCACTTCACGTTGCGCGGCGTCCAAACGGTCGGTGGCCGCCCTGGCCGCTTCTACCCCCGCGTCTGCCGCCTCCAACCTCGCTCGGGCTGCCGACGTGTCCCCACCGCGCTCTTCAGTGGTGGCGACCGCCCGCAGGGCCATCAACCGCTCCTCCAATGCCACCTGTTCTGCCATCTGCGCAGTGATAAGTGGCATGAGAACCTGCGCTCTCTGCGCCTCGAGGATCGCCAACTGCTGCTGCGCCATGAGCAACTGATGTTCTGCCTCGAGCATCTTTTTCTGCTCGCCGGTGCCGGTCTGCCGGAATGTCTGGAATGCCGCGCGGATGCCAAGTAATTCGATGTACAACATGCCCGCAGCCGCTGCACCAGCGGTGAGTCCGGCGGCCAACCCGGCAACCACAACCGCCGACTTTATCATCCAACCGACGATCGGCATCTGTAACAGCGACTGCACTACCCCCAACATGCCGGACATGACCTTGAGAAGCGTTATCGCGTCGGGAAGAAGCAACTCGCCCATCGCAGCCGCAGCGCGTGTGATTTCATCGCGGAAGGTTTCCCACAGACCGGTTATGCCGGACATGGCGGCCTTGTTGGCCCCGCCATACTTCTGCATGATGGCCTGAGTAACGGCAGCCATCCACCGTTGCTTGTCAACGATCTGGCCGGTGGCCGTCACCGCATCGCCCGCAATCGCTTCGACCTCTTCGCGGGTAATGTCGAACGTGTTGCGCAGACGGCGCATCTCGCCGTGCATCGCGTCCACGAAAGCACGAGAAGCGTGTTCGATCGTTACGCCAGCCTGCCCGACGCCCGCCGCGAGGTCAGCCATCGGGTACAGCAACGCCTTGGCGTCATATCCGGCCACCGTGAGGATACGGCCCGCCTCGATGACCTGTTGTAGAGAGTAACGTATCTTCGGGGCTTGGTCGCGCAGGTACTGAACGGTATCTGCAGCCTCCGCCATAGATCCGGTGGCCGCGTAGAATGCTCGCTCGGCGCGATCGAGATCCGCTGCGACGTTAATTGAGGCTACTGACAGTCCCACCAATGCTGCGGTGGTGCCAGCCGCGTACATCATCATCTGGCGTAGGGGGATGGCGGAGATCGTGAACTTCCACATCATCATTGAGGCGCGGTCAAGGCGCATTGAGAGCAGGTCGAGTTCGACATTGCCGGTCATCAGCGTCTTGGCGGCACGCTGCATCCCGCCGGACATGCGCGAGATGTTACCCTGCAGTTGCTCGAAGTTGTGCGTCTGTGTCGATAGAATCGTGGCCTGAGCGCGTTGGCCAGCAGTCAGTCGATCAGTGACGCCCAGGAACTTAGTGACCTCACTCAGCGCCGCCTGGTGGGTGGCGATGGCCTTCTCCTGGATGCCATTCACATGCGACAACGTTGTCCCGTGGACGGACAGACGGCTTGTCATGGCACCGAGCGCATTGCCAGCCTGACCCGCTGCGGTATTTATCACGCGGAGATTCTGCGCGTATTCACCGCTTTGCTTCGCACTGACAGTCAGAGCTTCGGCGGAGGCGGCCTGACTCTTCGCCAAATCCTGGTTGGCTTGGTGGAGTTTGCCTAACTCTTTCTCAAGCTGCTGATAGGCAGCGAAGAGCTGCTTTTCGCCCTGCGTCTCAAAGACGGTCAACAGGGTATCTGTTGCGCCACCGGCTGCCGGCATCTGTTAGTCTCCTCGCGACAGAGTCCGCATGAATGCGTCTTTGGCATCCTGCCGCTGCTTTTCCTTAAGTGCGGCCTCTTCACTCGCGTGATCCGCTTGCTTCTTGCGTTCCTTCTCCAATTCATGCGCCCGTGTCAGATGCCGTCCGCCAAGTGCCCGGTTGATGGCGTCCTCAACGTCGAGGTGGCGCCCAGGAGCGCCACCTCCGCTGCGTTCGATGCGCGGTGAGCGGTCTGAACGCGAGAATGTCCCGCCACAATAGAAGCACGTCCGCGGCCGACGATCCTGCTCGTCGCTGCAGTTGCGACAGACATCCATCGCGTGACTTTGAATGCGCGCCCATGCTATGATTTTCGTCCATTGCCCGGGCGAGAAGTTCAGGTATTCAGGAAGCGTCCCGAAGTGCTCGATCGCGATACCGAGCATTTCAAGCATCAACGGGCGCTTCTTGTAAAATCCTCTGCCGCCTCCACCCCCGTCATCAGTAGCTGATTGCTGCTGTCGATCCCACTGAAGCGACGGCAGAAACCGATGAGCGGCAGGATGTCATCGCCAGCAGCCTCCATAAGCACGGACACGCCCTCGTCGTCCAACTTCGGCTCCAGCATACACGCCTGCAGGATCTTCCCCTGCAGCTTGGCTGAAGCGGCCCCCATGTCCCCGCTGTCCTCGTTGAACATCTCAGTGAGGATGCTGTGATATGTCGCGTAGGCGCACTTAGCGACCATCACTTTCATGCCCAACGCCTCGATCGGGAATGCCACGGCCTGCTCGACCCGCAGGTCCCTCAACTTCTTCAGGTCATCCAGCGTAGCGATCGGCAGATCTTTAGCTCCTGCCATGTCGATCGGCTGCGTGCGTCCGCGAATGCGGTCCATCATCGCCTGCACATCTGGATCACCATCCGCGAGTTCTGCGATCTGTTCGGCCAGTTCCGCATCATCCACGTTCTGATCCTCCGGTGTTACCTGTCGATCCTCGTCCATCGGAACAACCTCCTCTTTGCTATTCTGAAATGAGGCTTATCAACTTGAGGCGCGGCCCGAAGACCGCGCCTCGAGGTCCTGCTCAGTGGTCATTAGGTGGCGGGCGAGCCGCCGCACTGTGCGATGGTGGCAGCCTGGGTCTGAGGGCTTCCACCGTCGAGCGTAAGGCCCGTAATCACTCCGGTGCCGATGAATGCCATGCCGGCAACGTCGCAGGAGACCACGACCGGGTTCTGGTCGATGAACATATCGACAAGTTCGGCCTTGGCGGTGTCCGGCTCGAGAGCGGTCAGGCTCATCGACCAGTCGAGGAAGTCGATCTCCCTCTGGCGCCAGGTGTCCTGTAGCGCGGTCATGTCCACTTCGTCGGTTGTGAACTCAATGCTGGCCTCGGTATAGCGGGCAAGCATGGAGACACCGGAGATGTCGAGCACAGTTACGTCCTTCGCATAGCGCCTGTCAGTCAGCGTACCCATGCGATTCGACCTCCTCGTAGAAGGTGATAAGATCTTCTACTCCCGCCGCCAGAACGGCGCGGTCGGCTTTCTCGATCGACTTTTCGTGCAGGTGCTCCAGCGTGGTCAACCCGTCGTACCACACCTCGCCACCGTTCGCCGTCGCACGCAGGCAAAACTCGCAGTCGGACCCGTAGAGGAAGAACCTCTCGTCAAGCAACCCGATCTGCTCGAATGCCTCCCGCCGTATCGCGACACAGGCGAAAGTGACCCAGGGCACCTGCTCTCTCACGCGCCAATCGTCCCGGAAGCCGATCCGATGGACAAACCTCGTCGGTGCTACTGATGCGAGTTCAGTGATCTGATATGAGCCTGCCTCATTGACAACGTGGCAGTAGCGATTCCGCCACGCTGCCTCATGGTTCCCCCCGGCATGGATCACAATGTCTTCCATCATCATGCGGCAGCCAACAACCCATGCCCGATCATTGTCCTCGAACGGCCGAAGCCATTCGTCGATCCACGTCAGTTCTTCGTGCGGCATCTGGACGCGCCCGGTGGGCACGATCACATCGCTGTTGATGAGGACGATCCAGTCGGCATCGCCCTCAACCATCGCACGGCGAATCAGTTCGTTGCAGCCGGCTGTGTAACCCAAGTTGGTCTCGAGAAGTTCCACCGCAGTGTTCGGCTCCTGCTCGAACTCCTCAGTGAGAAAGAACGGCGAACCATCCGCGGAGCCATTGTCGAGTATATACAGAGGCCCGTCGAAGGACGCACGGAGCCTCGGGTAAGTGTCCATGATGATCCCGAGCGTATTGTAACTCAGAGTGCAAGCCGCGACTTTCATCCCGTCACCCCTCGAAGAGAACGACGTTTTCATCGACCCGGCGCGTCACCACGGCGGCATCTGCGGTCAGCACTCGCTCGTACTGGACACCCGCCTCCACCCATCGCTCCAGCACCTGCTCATCCTGCGGCGGCTGTCTGTCCGTGTCGCTCTGGATCCCATGCGATGGCATAGTCGGGTTGACCTCCGTTCTGGTATAGAGCGTCGATAACGTCGGCCACATAGTAAGGCGAGATGCTGGTCATAGCGCGGCAGAACCGTTCACCACAGGCCGGCATCGAGGCCACGTTCATGCACGGTGCGCACTCAGCCTCGCCCTGAATGAACATCAACTTGTCGCTGTAGTAACCGGTGCGTGTCTGCCCCTCGGTCACGCTGAAGAGCGCCAACGTCGGTACGTCGAGCATCGCCGCGATGTGCATGTAGGCCGAGTCCGGGCACAGCATTACGTCCATCTGATCGACGATTGCCGCCATCTCCCGGAAGCGATGATCGACCCCGCAGAGGTCGTGAACATGAGGCGGCGGCTCACACGCCTCGCCATCTCTCTTCCAACTGATGCGCTGGTCGAAACTGCCGAGCAGGAACACGTCGTAGAGCATATCTGACTGGCGGCGGTTGCCCGGGTCCGTAAGTTCGAGCGCCACGAGCGCATTCATAAATGCCGGGTAACTGCGGTAGTGCGCTGCCGACTTCAGTTGGATCCCCACTTTGGGGCGGTCCCCTGGCACACTAGTCCGATACGCGGCAAGGCGCCTGTCCGCATCGGGGATACTCAGTTTGAAGTGATCGTGCATGTCATCCGGCAGATCGACGCGCAGGATCTCCGCGAAGCAGTCGAAAAGTTCCTGATGCTTGCTCTGCCTCCGGATGTCCTCGATGCTGACGAGATAGTCGTACGCCTCGACCACATCCATCGGGAGAGGGTAGACCGAGGTCTTCTCCACCAAGTCGCCGAGGATCTCATAGTCGAACGATGTCGATGCGATGTGGAACCGCAACCCTGGGTACTGCTCGGCCATGACGTTCAGGACGGCCCGTAGCACCACCATATCCCCGATGCCACCCGGGCACAGGATCGTGAGTATGTCGCCCAGACTGTAATCGCCCGTCCAGGTCTCTTCGCAGTCCCCGATCCACATGGCATTCGACTCGCGTTCCGACATGCGCTCAACCGTAGAACTCGCGGCCACGTAGGTGCGCCCTTTCTCGAGGTAGAAAACGTCGTTCGCCAGACCTCCGCGGCCGATCGGGAATTGCAGGTTGCGCTCCGGGCGGAACAGCTTCATGTCGTTCGACCCTCCAGTATATTCCTCAGTTGCTCCTGCATCGTTGAGGCTAACGGCCGGGTGGTCCTCATCTTTTCCATGACGTTTTCGGCGATCGGACGCTGGCGCATTTTGACGGGTTTCCCCTCGCGATTGGTGCCTTCCCACCCCTCGCGGAATGCGCGCGCCAGCGGCATGATCGGATGTTCCACGGCATACGGTGTGCTCAGTGCCAAGTTGTGGAGTTCCGTGCGTGAGCCGGCACTGGTTTCCGAGACATCCAGCACAAACCCCTCCGCCCAACTGACACCGCCGAACGGGCGTCCGCCCGGGCTTCGCCCCGCATTGAGGCCAGAGGCGTTGATGACGTGATCGGGTTGCATCGGTTCCGGGCTACCCGCGCCATACATGCCTTTCCCATATTTGCGATAGTACGCGACCTCTTCGCCAACACTGATGCTGCCTTTACTGAACTCGATGAATGCGTTGCGCATCTCAACAGCAGCCCGCAGGTGAATGGTCGCGACTGCGGGGAGTATCGCCGCAGCCCTGCGCGACATCTTGCTCTCGATGGTCTTTGTCCCTACCAGACTAAGCGCCATAGTCCTCAGCACCACTGTAAGTCACGACGTTGAAGCCGACCGCACAGCAGGCGTAGGCCATCTGAGCGTCACGCAGCCACGCCGCTACCTCGTTCTCCGGCATCGTCCCCGTCCAGCGCATCTCCGCCAGATAGTCCAGGCCGAGCAGGTGGCCTGTGACCGGTCTCGCGGCGATGATATTGCGCTTCACCTGCATGACCTGCTCGCGGGCCTCGCGGTAGGGATTGGTGCCTGCGGTCGCCGCGATCATCAGATATAGTCGCCACGAGAACGTGTGTCTGTCCTGCTTGGCGATACGCTCATTAGCCGGCCACCCCAACAGTTGGACGAACAGCGCCGGATAGTCGTCATCCCCGAGTTCATCCACGAACGCCCGCGGGTGGCCCTCCAACTTTTGCGCGATCACTATGCTTTCTGGCGGATCCTCATCATCGTCCTGCCAGTCGGCGTAGTAGAAGATTTTGTCGAGGATCTCATTCCCCGCTTCATCCACATCAGTTGCCATGATGCTCGTGTCTCTCCATGACGACCTCTTTGTGGTGGTCTTCCCAGTCTGTCGGCCGCCTATGTTTGCTTGGCGGCCGCACAACGCGGTAGACCTCACTCGTACCCTCGTCAGTGATAAGATCGCCGACCTCAATGTCGTAAGTCGGCCCGACGATCATAACGATCTGACTGTTATCCACTCCCCCGGTCAACATCATCTCGAGGTCCTCGCCCTCCTGCAGAATCATGGCGGGTACCCCGGAGGCGATCGCGGTCTCGCCGCTGTAGGTGTTGCCTGACCACGCGACCCGCGTGATGGTGATTGTATCCGGCATCGGGATGTCCATCAGGACCTCAGAAAACTCTTTGTCTTGCCGAGGCCAACCCGATGTCTCCACTCCCGTAGAAGACGGTTGCCCTCGTTGAAGAGATTCTTCCCAACCGCCGAGTCCACTCGGACGCGGCTCGCACGCCAACCCGATGTCCCCAACAACTTCATTCCTGCCGAATAAGTCGCATGTGCTTGTAACCCATCCAGCAGCAGCGTCTCGAGGCGTTCTGGCAGTTCGACCAAGTTCCAGCGCGTCCGATACATTCGCACTACGGTATATGCGGCGTCAGGCGTAGGATAGAGGATCACGTCGTTACCCTGAACCTCCCACGCTCCGTGGAATATCTTGCGCCAGCGGTTGGACTCGATGTTGCGTATGACTGTCAGTGACGGGAAGTGCGGTGAAAGCGGCGAACCCTTTTGTAGTTCCTCCAGATAGGTCTGAACGGTTTCGTCGCTGAGGTTCGGCGCCCAGTAGATCTCCACAATGCGGAGAGCGTCTGATGGGATGTCATACTCATACTGATCGGCCACGGTCGTGAATGTATCGACCGTGACCGGGCCGTGGCACATGGATAACTCGCGAATGACATCCTGGAGGATGTCACGAGCGGCGGCATCGCTTACTTGGCCGGTGGTGATGCCGCGGTTACGGATGTATTCGAGCGCCTGCTGCTGGTTCAATCTCGGCCCTCCACCGTTAGAAGTAGCCTGGGGCGCATGACCGTCTCAGTCCCCCTCATGCGCCCCGGAGCCTACGCTGGCCGAATCAGAGTGTCATCAGAACGGGCTGACACCCACCTGATCCGCGATGGTGCAGGTGCCGAACAGGCCGGGACGCGCGAAGTACTTCGCATACCGGCTCGTGACCGACTGCTCTGACACGTTCGTGCTGGCGGTGTAGTCCTCGGGCGAGATGTAGAGCGGGATGTACGGCAGGTAGACGTAGCCGGCCTCGGTCCAGTCGTTGCCCTTGTAGCCAAGCAGAATCCGGTTCGTCTCGAACCAGTCGGCCTTGTAGACCGTATACTGCTGGGCGAGGGTTCCGATGCGCTTCAGACCGATCCCGAACTGGTTGTCCTCCACGCTGCCGTCGCGCTCGAAGGAGTTGAGGGCCGTCAGGAACGCGGACGCCATCGGGTCGGCGACGAGCCAGTTCGGCCCACGCCCACCGCTGTCGCGCAGGATCTCCGCCGACGCCTTGTTGAGCGTCGGGACGATCTGGCGCCACCATGCGTCGAGTTCCGTCCAGCCGGAGGCCGGCAACTGCGTCCCGAAGGTCTGAGCAGAGCCGGTCGCGCCGTCCCACATCTCGTAGATGACTTCGTAGTTGAGTTCATGCGCGATCTCATCCACGGCCTTGCGCAGCAGTTCCTGCTGGGCGTTGACACCGTGGACGGCGGCCATGTCCTGGATCAACTCGTGGGCCAGTGAGTAGTAGATCGACTTCTCCTTCACACTGACATCGGCGTAGGAGAGCGAAAGGCCGATCTGCTTCTTGGTGGTGGCCTCGGTGGCGCGGTCGGCCCAGTACCGGTCGAAGTTCGCCCGGTCAGAGGTCGAGGCACCCGTGTCCTGCTTGGTGAAGTCGAGCCAGTAAGCGCGGCCGGACGGCTGGTTCAGGGGCTGCACCGAGGCGATCTCCCGGTAGATCAGGCGCGGATAGAGCATCCGCAGCATCGGGAGCACCTGCGGGGTCTGCAGGCCCATGACGGCCGTGGTCTGCGTCGCGGCCTCGAAGCGGCGATACCCATCTGCCGTGAGTGAGGCGAGACACGCGCCAGCCTGTGGAACGCCCTTGGGTGCCCGATAGTTCTCGAGGATCTGCCGGAATGCCCACGCATCGTTGTTCCAGGAAGCGTTGCCATTGTCCTCGAGGCCAGCGCACAGCACCTCGATGACGCCCTCGATGTTTCGCGGTCGCTCGACGATCTCTCCATCGCCCGAGGCCATGAAGCGGTCGAGCGGCTTGTCATTCGTGCCCGCCACGGGGTACTCGGCGCGGCCGGCGGGCAGCACATCGTCGGGGCGGCTGAGACGCGCCAGCAGCGGCTCGATGTCGGCAGCGATCTTCTGGACATCCTCGACCGTGGCGGCACCCGTGAAGTGCGTCCGCATGGCCTTCTTCATGGCATCGTCGAGATCAGCGCCGGCGAGAACATTGTCGATCGCACCGTTGACCTCTGAGATGCGCTGCTGCGTCTCGATTGCCTGCTGAACGCCCTCACGGATGCGGGCATCAATGTCGATGCCGGCCATGTCAGCCTGCATCGGCTGCGTTGCGGGCGGTGGGGCACTGGCCTGAGTCGGCTCAGGCGCGGCCGGGGTCTCCGGTTCCACGTTGGTCGGTTCCTGCGGGGCAGACCCCTCTGCGGGTGTCTGCTGGTCAGCGTCAGCCTGGATCTGTTCCGGGTCCAGGGCATTGTTGTCAGCGCCCATTGTGATACCTCCTGATTGGTCCGCAGCGATCTGGCGGAAGCCAGTCGAGGCGAGACCTTTGGTAACTACGTCGAATGTGTTCAAGAGGAAGTCTCTCGCGAGGATGATTTCGCGCCCCTTGAACTCGCCGTCACCTTCCCAAGTGGCCTTCTCGGGTTTCCCCCATCCCCGGAGTGACCACTCGATGTTGATCCCGGACCGAATCAGATCGGCGATGTCCTGACCAGCAGTGTTCTTTGTCGTGCGCCCTGATGCCACGATGTCCGTCCCGTCGATTCCGATCGTATCGAACACCACGCACGTCTCGCGGATTCTCGGCTTGCCCGGCGGGTGGTCGGCTTCACCGAAGACCCGGCCCATCTTCATCTCGCGACGCATCCGCGGGAAGTTCGCTTCGACTTCCTCCCGCGGGAACACAACAGGAGTGGCCTTATCGCGGTCTGCTACCAGAGGGGACACCAAAGGCGTATCCACCTGGCCGCATGACACGTTGAATGAAACGTGGTCGCCGTGATCCGTCCAGTCGAACTCGTCAGGCGAAGCCGTGTGCGCTGCGGTGCAGAACATGCGACCCTCGGCTGCGAGCGCATCGGCCCGCTGCTCCGCATGTTCTGTGAGCGTCTCGAGTGCGTCAGCCTGGATCACCCCGTCCAGCTGGGGCACGGCAGCGGCCAGTGCCGTTACAGCGTCGAAGTCCTCCGCGTCAGCAATGAAACCCTCGACGGAGGCCGCCAAGTCTGTGACCTCCACGTCCACGATGGCAGTGGGCAGTAACTCGTAGACATCCGATTCGCCCGCGCTCTGCTTGAGGGCCGGGTAGCGAGCGAAAATACTCGCCCGAACTTCCTTGCGCAACTCCTCAATGGGGCCATCGAACCACTCTGGCGTCTCCTCATAGTGACTTGCGCGGGCAAGCGCGAGCCGCGCAGGGGCGATGCCGGAGATGTCGAAGTGCGGGTTGCCGTCCGTCACTGCCTGATGATCCGCTGCGAACACGAATGCGCCACCATCGGCATCGGCCTCCACCCATATCTGCTCAACCTCTACGGGTTCACCGAGGGTGATCTGATCGTCCGCCACTGTGAGGTCGAGGCGGAAGAACGAGTCGCCTTTTGTCACCACGATATAGTCCTCGTAGAGATCGACCAGCCATGTTGGCCCATCAAACGCGGTATCCGCGTTATCGGCGAGGGCGGTTCGAACCGCCTCTTCAATGCTGCTCGCACTCATGCCGCCCATGTCGGCGCAGAATGCGTCGAGAGTGAGTGGCTCCGAGTCTTCCTCGACCGGGCGCCACGCCAGGCGCATCTGCGTCTTTTTGCCGAGGGTGACTGCGCCACTGTCATTGATGGAAAAGTCGTAGCGGTAGTATCTGCGCTGCTTTCGATCGCGCGTGAGGACATGATCGGAGAATATCTCGCGGATGTAAACGCCTGCATCCCACGGGTCCTTCCCGTTGCAGATGGCGACAGTCAGCGCCTCTCGCACCTCGTCGTGGGAGAGGCCATTCCAGTCGGCTTCCATGCGACGGGCGTCCGGCTCCGCAGCGCTTGCGGCCACCGCTTCGTCGCGGCCCATGCCCTCCGCCACGAAAGCGGCTCCATCGGAGCAGAGGAGATCGAGGGCGTCGGAGAGGATCTCTCCGGGTACGTCCGGGGCATCGAGTACGAGAAGTGCTTGAGCCAGGCCCGGATCCGCATCGGCGGCGGTGGTTTTCCGCTGCCACTTGCCATCCTGCTTCTCGTAGTACTTCTTGACCTCGTGCCAGCCAGCCTGAATGGCCTGCTCGTCATCGCTGGATTCGCGATGCGCGGCATTGGCGACACGAATGAAGATGCGTTTTGCGCCTATGGGGAGGTTCGCAGTCCCCGGAGGCAGATCGCTTAGTGACCAAGGCATTTGCCTCGCCCTCCATGACGGAGTCTTTGGCCCGCTTGGCAAACATCCTGAGCGATCCGAGGGGAGCTACGTTATCGTCACATCGACCTCTATCGGGTTGTCCGGCAATGAGTAGACCGTATCTGCTCGCCGAATCATGAGGTCATGTGTATCCGGTCTGTCGGCAATCGCTTGGCGAAGATCCTCAACGCCACTGACAATATCATGGTCGATCTGCAGTTTCTCGAGTCGGACGCCGAGTTTCCCGCGCAGGACACGGAGCCTCGTTGAGAGGGCTACCGCGTGAAGCGACGTTCCATCCTCTTCCAGACAGTCCGTAGCAACTATCTCTCCGTCTGGCGTCCGAAAAGCATTGATGACCCAATCATGCTCTTCTTCTGCCAGAGGACTGTAACATTCCGAGTGGGCGTTGTCAAGCGCAACGGGATTTCCCATCGTTTCTGTGAATGCGTAAAGCGCACCGTGGCAGCAATGAAGTTGCACCCACTCGGCACCAGACGGAACTTTCTGGATGACCATCGGGGTAGATGATCCCGGGGCCAATCCGAGCGCCGTGAAGACGCCCTCGGCGCGTCGAACGGAGGCAATGTGTTGACGCATCGGTTCAGCCGTGATCCGATGATACGGCACCACACGTCCCGGCTGGATGTGCTTCGCTTTGCCGACTATCCATCCGTGTTCCGGCCAGGTGAACGGCGCGGTCGGGGACTTGATGACGACATTGCCTCGCAACTTGGCGAACTCATACGGTGTGCTCACTATCATGTGCGGGCTTACTTCGACCTGCCGACCGCGACGCAGAACCGACAGGCGCTCCAAGCGTTCGCCCAACGGTAACTTGTAGGTCAATTCGCCGTCCCACGAGATGCACTCCAACAGCAGAACGCGCTTCTGCCGCTCGTGGAAAACGCAATCTACGATGGCTCGCTGCGGTGCGCCGGGATGCCCGAAGATGCTCATAACCGGGACATAGCGCGCCTCATCGGTCACGTCGGCCCCGTGATAGGCGAAAAGACGCATGGTGTCTCCGTCTTTGTGTATCTGCAAGCGAGTGCCGCCGATCAGAGGTTGGACCGCGCACGGGAAGTCCACGTAACCGAAGTCGGCGATCCTATCGAGCGGGATGTGCTCGCCGATCGCCACCGCCGACTCATCCAATGGTTCCTTGACGTGGAGCACTTCCTCACGCACGAGGTAGTGCCGATAGAGATCCGCATACGGTTCCAGAGGAGGCCCCTCGACCCAAGTAACCTCCGCCGGACGCAGGTGCTGCTCGAGCACCTGCTGCGCAACCGGTGGAACACCCTCACCACTGACAGCGATTTTGTAGCACCCGCTGGCTCCTGACCCCTCGAGATCGCCAACAAGCACTGCAACCTTGCCCAAGTCGATCGTACAGGGGAATTGCGACAACTGCTCCACAGTCCCGTCATCCAACGGGTTGTCGGCGGCCTCGTGCGCGATCCCTGCCAGCGCCATCAGACGCAGACAGAGATTATGGCTTTCGCGAACGCCCTCCGTCTCCGGGTCGATGCTATGAACCAGATCGTGGAGGGTCCTGATTTCGCTCCGGTTGCACATACTGACGTATGATGCGGTCGCGTTGCCCTCGCCCATTGGTTTCGCCTTCCTCAGTGGATCCCACGTTTCGCTGTTGCTCTCTTTTCCGTCGCCATTCGGCGATCTCTTGATCGGTCATGTCGAGTATCTGCCGCCCCACGACGCTCTCGGGCAGTCCGAGGTCGTCCCACATGACAGCGGTCTGTGCCCGCAAGTTGAGTATTCGTGCCTCGAGATGGCTTCCCACCAAGCTGACCGATGGCATGACGATACGCAGGTCTTGCGCCACCGCCATCGGATTGATGCCATGAAGCACAAGCTCGATCACGCACAGTTGCCATAGGCCGGCCATGTAACTGTGCTGTACGTCGAGGATCAGGCGGCCGAATGCCTGATCTGGACTCTCCTGGTCTGAGTCGACGAACGGTGCGGCGCTCTCGAGATGCAGGTTCAGGTATTTCATCGGGACACGCATCCGCGCGAGCATCCGCGCCACGTCCCACTCGATGTCGGTGAGGTCCGACAGGTGCGGGTTCGATCCCTGCAGTTCCTTCACGTCGCCCTTGATGACATTCATGTCCTGATCGTAGTAGGCGGCCAGATAGAAGTCAGTATCCACGTCCACCGGTGTCTTCTGCAGTTCCGTGGAGACATTGCCGTCGCTGTCCACGCCCATATGCTTCCGCTGCCCGACTGCATCCACGTACTGCCTGACAGTCTCTTCGACTTCCTCGGGCGTGGCTCCGTATGGGATCAGAATGCTGTGGACCAACTTCGGGTAGGCCCGGGTGATACGTGCAACGGCCATCCCATCTTCTTTCATTCGCAGACGGCGCCAATGCCGTCTGATCGGCTGCATGATGGGGACGGCATAAGGCAGCGCCTCACGGCGGCCATGATGGAAATGCACAATCTCGTAGGGGAACCACTGGGCGATCAAGTTGCCTTGATCGTCGTATTGCTCCCATGCTGCCTCGCCAGGATCGCAACTGCCCGGGCGGCCGTGCTGCTGACGGCCGAACTTGTCGTCATTGCGCACAACCTGGTAGGGGAACGGGAAAGGCTTGACCCGCGCGATGTGGAGTTCCTCTTGCGTGAAGTCTGCATCCCATGATGCCGGACTGAGTTCGTCATCGCCGATCGCATAGATGATCTCGCAGAACCAGTTGCCGTACTTGACCATTGCGCGGACATCATCCCTGGCTCTTTGCGGCAGCCAGAGTTGAGTTCGCTCACACATCCGGTCGAGTATCTCGATGGCCTTTGTTATCTGTGGGTCATCTACCCCCCTGGTGCTCTCGAAATGGAACGCACGTCCGGCCCTGTCCTCCGAAGTCGTTGCATAGTCGGCGATGGTGTCGAGACAGGACGCGAGAATGCCATCGTCATTATCCATCGCCTCGAAGTCCTGGTAAGCCTGCTTTCTACTTCCTTCGCCGATTTCCCACGGCCAGGGCATTGTGCCGAGCGTAAAGGCGTCCCGCTTCAGTCCACGCTCAGGCGTCTGGCGCGTTTTGCCAGGCTGCTTAAAGAGGAAAGACAACCTACCACCGACACGGGTTCCGAGGCGAGTTTGACGGTCAACGTCCGGGGTCATGATTCTATGCCCTCCAACCTGTCGGGACAGCGCGACGGCGCGTTGCGGCTACTACAGTAGGCACCTTATCCGGCCGGGCACGCTTCGTGGCGGCGGCATCGGCGAACCATTGTGCCATGAGTATATCAGAGGTTGCCGCGGCAGGGAACTTCTCCAACTCCATCTTCCATGCGCACACGACACAATGAGAGGTGTCTAAGTCCGGGTCCAACACCTGTGTGAGCCTATCCGCCCGCCTCCGGTGATCCTTTGTGATCGGGATTACCCATCCCCCCTGGCTCATCTGCGTCACGAGGCGCGGCAGGCCGATGTCAGGGTCCCACTTGTTGGATCCTGTATAGTAGCCTTCAACGGGCACATGACTGGCATCCTCGCCGAGCCATTCCACCAGAATGTCCTGCGCAGCGTTGTTCTCGACGAACGCCCGGACCCAGTGGTGACGTGCGTCGGCGTCGATGATGGTCTTCTTCAACTCAGTCGGCCGCATTTTCGCGCGGATGATCTCCACGGGATGCCGGCGGCCATTCGCAGGGTCCACCGCAACTGTAAATATGACGCTGTAAGACGCCTTCTTCTTCATGGACTGAGCGAAGTCAATGCCACCGTAACGAGGCCAGTCCACATGGACATGTTCTCCGATCTCCCAGTCCTCCAAGCACTTTTCGATGATGGCCTCGTTGAAAAAGCGCTCATCGGGTGAGATGGCCTTGAGCATATACTGGCGCTCGAATGCCCGCGGTCCGAGAGCAGCACGCTGTTCCTCGAGACGCGATATGGGATACCACTGCGGGAACGTGGCCTCCATCTCGCCTGTCTCGGGGTTCGGCCTCATGGCGGGACAACTGTAACTGGCCCAGTCTGGGTTGTCGGCAAGTTCCACAAGGAGGTCATCAGAGAGCGTCGGGATCCCGAAGACGAGGATGCGCCGGCTGCGGGTTCCGATCGCCAGCCATGTGTTCTTGAAGTACTCGCGGATCTTCTCATGCGTCCGCGGTTGCATGATGACGGCTTTATAGTCGATGATGTCATCAAATAGTAGAAGGTCGCCGCGGCCGCCGCTGGCGTTCGATGTGATCCCCGCGACCTCGATGGAGGCGTCGCGCGATCGACCGGGGGGGCGGTTCACGACGATCTTCTTCGAGAGCCACAGGTCTTTCGGCCCGGGGCGCAGGTCCGGGAAAACCGCGTGAAGACGTTCGTTGGTGGAAATGGCCTCTTTCATCCAGCGCAGGTGATCCTTGGCTTTCTCGTCATTACAGGTGACGTACTTGATGCGCAGCGTGGGATCGTGCCCGAGTTCCCACAGAGGGCGGCAGAACGCCAACTGCGAGGTTTTCATGCTGTCCCGGAAGCCGAGTACGATACCCTGCCAAGGTCCCTCACGCGGGATGAAGTTCTGCCACTCATAGTGAAGCGGGTCTCCGATCAACCACTGCTCGCCCCGCTCGTTCCTGAAGCAGTAGTGACCGAAGTAGACCGGATCATTCCTGGCCCGCTCTATCTTCTCCCACTCGAGTGCATCATCTAATTCATCAAAGATGCCTATAGCTGGATCTCCTCCGGGTCGTCTGGCGGCGCTTCGGCAACGATCGCTTGCAGGCGATGCAGCAGGCTTATGGCCTCGGCCCTCTTCCCCTCCGGTAGTTTATCCAACTTCTCCTGTATCGGGGTGCGAGCGGTATCGTCATCTACTCCGAGTTGCTTGCGCACCTGCTGCATACGGTCGATGATCCGCAGATACAACTGCACCAACTTGTCGGTTGGCCCCACCGCGCCCTGCTCAACTGCCTCGTCAAGCATTCCGGCCACCCTGCTCGCGAGAATGTCCAACTGCTGAATAACATAGGTCGGTTCCATGTGGGGAGAGTCGACCAGCACCTGAGCCTGTCGCCGCGCACAGACAGCAATCGCCCGCCGATGTGTGGCATAAAGCAACCGCACATCATCGCGCGTCAGAATCATGTTCCAATGGTTTTCCGCAAGGCCGATAATCTCGGTCTCACGGAGGCCCATCGCGAACCATTGAACGAGCAGATCGCGCTGCGCGTGGCTCAAACTCTCCATAGAAAGCAGATCGTGTGGATCCGAGGGCACGAGGGCCTCGTGTGCCATCTTCTCGTCATCCCTTCGGCGCGTTTGTAGATAGCCAGTGCTTCCAGACCTCGTAACCGGCGACCGCACTCGCGAACCTCGTGAACGCCGCCGACCACATTTCCACAGAAAATGGTGGCCCGGTGGTGGCATAAGCCCACAGGAAACAGACGACTGCCACTGCAAGCAACTTGGCCCACGAGTGCAGCATGTCCAACGGGGCGATGTTCCAGTTGTAGCGGCTTGCAATGGCGCTGATCCACTTGAGTACCTGGAATACCGCCGCGACCAACCAACCCTCGAAGATCATGCGCGTTTCAGCAGGGGCCTCGGCGATGATGCGGGCAATGGCATCGAGCATCTCCACTCACTACCTCTCGTGTAGATATGCGCGTGCGCTTTGGCGAAGAACTGGATGAGGTGAGGCTTTAGGGCGAACATCGCGAATGGTCTCTACCGCCCGATCGAATGTGTCGGCCAACCCCATCCGGACCATCGTGACGGCGGCGACCGTGACGCTGCGACTCTGGCCTGCCGCGCAGTACACAAGGATGCGTTGCTGGCACCGCAGGCGGTAGATGAGCCAGTCAGTTACCCGCTGGAGATAGCCGTCAGGAATCGGCTTGCCATCTTTCAGCGGGGCGAACTCGCATCTATCCGCGAACTCCCGACATGGGCCTGGTTCTGGATCGCGGCAACTCAGAAGAGAACCGACTTTCTCGAGTTCGAGTATCTGTGGATTCTGGGCTTGCGCCAAGCTGCCTACTGCGAGTGTGTCAGAAACCCATGACAGTATGTGGTAATCCGCTTGATCGTACTCTATGTCGAAGACGCGCCCGCACCCGTCGCAATGGTAGAGAGTGGCGGAAGCGAGCGCCAAAGGGCCTCCACACCCCGGGCAGACCGATATGCCTGCGGGCAGGTACAAGTTGTCTCCCTTCCTTCAGTGGCAGTAGGAGGGTGCGTTGTTGATGATGCCCTCTACCTGCGATGCCAGGCGCTCCTCGAGGTAGATTTCCGCAGCCAGGTCGGCAATCTGTGTACAGAAGGTGCCGCAGCCGCTCCGCTGGACATCGAAGCCGGCCTCCTCGAGATACTCGCGCAGGTTGTCGAGTGCGATCGCCATGACATCCACAACCCTCTCCACCGCCACAATACCCAAAAGCCACAGATTGTGCAAGCATATCGCTCAACGCTTGACTTCGTTGGACACCTGTGATATGGATGATGCAGAAGAAATGGTCGCTCTCGGGCGTGCGATTTGCGTCACTCATCGGATGGTCCGCCGCGTGGTCAAGCGCAGATCTCAGTTGGAGGTGTTCCACCCGCCCATGATGGCAACTATTTCTGGCCGAGGCGCACAAGTGATCGGTCTTTCCTCTCGCACTCCTCCTCCGAAGCGGCCGACTGTACACGTTCGGATTCCCAAGAACGGCATGACGTACCGATTGGACATTCAGGTGATCGAGGAGGTGATCGGATCATGCACCGAACGCTCATAGTTGTGCTGTGCCTGCTGCTCACGACCGTCGTTGTGGTGAACGCTCAGATGTTGGACTTCCTGGGCGAGTTCGCCCCTGACGAGAGTGGGGCGATGCTGTTGGCGTTGGGGCCGGGGTCTGGTTACGGCTCACTCGCGGGCAGTTATCAGTTTGCGCTGTGGGGAGATACGGCATTCTTCGGCACCGTGATATACCCACGGCATCTCGGGTTTGGTTTGGACGGCGGCGCCAGAGAGAGTAACACCCGCATCGGCGCTTGCTGGATCGACTCGGGCACCTACGGTCTCTACATTAGAGGCGCATTCTGAGGCTGTAGTAGTCGCATTTCCCTTTATCCTTCGGAGGAGGGCAGCAGGGGGCAACGATCCACGCGGTTCCGGGCGCGGCACCCGCGCGAACCGTGGCCGTGGCGGATGCACCCCCACACGCAATAGCGGACGCGGGCGATAGCAGTATCACGCACACCATGTAGTCCACACAGGAGGACACGATCATGGCCGATAGGCTTTATGGCAACCTGACGAACGCCGCTGCTGATGACATTCTCGACGGGCTTCTTGCCAACTGCTACGTGGCGCTCTATACCGACACCCCCGGTGATGCAGGCGGCGGCACCGAGGTAAGCGGCGGAAGCTACGCGCGACAGGCCGCCACCTTCGCTGCTGCATCTGATGGTGTCGCGTCGAATAGCGTCGCTATCGAGTTCCCGGAGGCTACCGCGAGTTGGGGCACCGTGAAGGGCTGGGGCATCCTTGACGCGGACATCGCAGGGAACCTGATCTACTTCGCGCCACTTGTTGCCCGCGCGACACTCGGCGATAGCACCACGCAGTTCGACATCACGAAGACCGGCCTCGTGGTGCGCTACACGTTCGACGGCACCGGCACCGATCCCGCGCTTGCGAGCGATAACCCGACACCGGGCGACGTGGTTGTGATTGCCGCGCAGAACTTCAGTGCCGCGAACAATGGCCGCTTCGTGGTGATCGGGAGCGGCACTGACTACTTTGAGGTGATGAATCAGGACGCA